TTAAAAAAAGTAGATTTTGCACCCGGTTTTAATAAACAAAGCGTACCTTCCGCTCTTCCTGGACGATGGGTAGATGGAGATTTTGTACGTTTTAGATATACCGCACCTGAAAAAATAGGTGGTTGGGAACAACTAACCGCTGCATCTAAAACATTACCAGGAGTAGCAAGAGCACAATTAACATGGACCTCTTTAGCTGGTGAGAAATATGCAGCAATTGGAACGTCTCAAGGTTTGTTTATTTATTATGGTAATGATTTTTTTGATATTACGCCATTAGATACAGCAATTACAGGATGCACATTAACGACAGTTAATGGTTCAAATACTGTAACTGTAAATAAAGGATCTCATGGTTTAGCTAAAGGAAGATATGTAACATTATCTGGTGTAACTGTTACAGGTGCTTCAGACTATACACCTGCAGAATTACAACAAGTTTATGAAATACAAACAACTCCAGATGTAGACAAGTTTACTATACTAGCTTCTAGAAATGAGGGAGGCACAGGTATGACTGCAGCAGGCGCTGCAACTGTTAATCCTTATGTTGAAATAGGTCCTACTTTTCAAACTGCTGGTTACGGTTGGGGAACTTCTTCTTATGGAGATTCTACTTGGGGCACAGAAAGTGATACGAGTGATGTAATTTTAGATCCAGGAAACTGGAGTCTTGATAATTTTGGTCAAGTTTTAGTTGCTACAGTATTTAATGGCAAAACTTTTACTTGGAATGCAGGAGCATCTGGAGCTAGAGGTATTAGAGCATCATTAACTACATCAGGTTTTTCTACTTCTGCTAATCCGACGGCTTCTAGATTTACTCTTGTATCTGACAGGGACAGACACTTATTTCATTTCGGAACTGAAACAACCATTGGTGATGCAACAACACAAGATCCCATGTTTGTAAGATTTTCAAATCAAGAAGATTTAAATACTTATTTACCTACCTCTACCAATACTGCAGGAACATTTAGATTAGATACTGGAAATAAAATTACTGCAGCTCTTCAAGGTAAGGATTATGTTTTTGTTTTAACTGATAATGCAGCTTATGTAATTCAATTTGTTGGTCCACCATTTACATTTAGTGTTAGACAAGTTGGCACAAACTGTGGATGCATAGGACAACATGCAGCTTCTTATGTTAATGGTGCTATATATTGGATGTCTAACGAAGGTGGTTTTTTTATGTACGATGGTACTGTAAAAGCCTTACCATGTTTAGTTGAAGATTTTGTATTTACTACACAAAATGGAGATTTAGGACTTAATTTTAATTCAGCAGATGTAATTTTTTCTTCACCAAATTCTTTATATACAGAAGTAAATTGGTTTTATCCAAAATCAGGATCAGAACAAATTGATAGATGTGTAACTTACAATTATCAAGAAAATGTTTGGACTACTTCATCACTCGATAGAACTACTTACGCTGACCAAGGAGTTTTTGATAAACCTTATGCAACAGACTATGAGCCAACAACTACTCCAGTATTTCCAGATATTTTAGGAATTACAAATTTATATGGAGCATCTATATATTATGCTCATGAAGTAGGAACCGATCAAGTGAACAGTACAGGTACAACTTCTATAGATGCTTTTATTAGGTCTGGAGATTTTGATATTGATGATGGAGAGTTGTTTATGTCGATGAGAAGATTTATGCCAGATTATAAATTTTTAGTGGGTAATTCTAAAGTAACTTTATTTATATCAGACTACCCTTCAGATGCTCAATCAAGCTCACCACTTGGTCCCTTTACAATAACTTCTACTACTGATAAAGTCGACACTAGAGCGAGAGGAAGACTACTATCTTTAAAAATAGAAAACGATGCTGCAGGTGAAACATGGCGTTATGGTAGTTTTAGAATGGATGCTCAACCAGACGGAAGGAGATAAAATGACAAAAAGACTAAATATTAAAAAAGCAATTAAAAAACCAGGTGCTTTAAGAAAATCTTTAAAGATTAAAAAAGGTGAAAAGATACCTTTAGATAAATTAAATAAAGCGGCTAAAGCAAAAGGCAAGTTAGGTCAAAGAGCTAGATTTGCTAAAACTTTAAGAAAAATAAATAGAGCATAATGGCAAAGTTGACTAATTACATACCTGAACCTGCACAAGAATATAATGTAGAAAATCAAAGACAGATTATTGAATCGATGACAACTATGAAACAACAACTTAATTTTTCTTTTCAACAAGATTTAAAAAATGAACAAGAAACTTTTAATTATTTTTTATCATGACAATACAATACAAAAATGCTAGCAAAATATTAGATGGTACAGCTATGACTACTCTATTAACTATATCTACGTCTGCTGTGGCCATTATAAAATCCGTGTATGTATCTAATAACAGCACGGGAGCTGTATTAGTTAATTGTGATTTAAGAGACTCCTCTGCTAGTACAGATGTAGAATTTTTTAGAAAAGACATACCTGCTACAAGCACAGTCAACGCTACAGAACAAGGGTTGAATTTAGAAGCAGGAGATGCTATAAAAGCGCAAGCAGAAACAGCTAATAAACTTGAAGTAGTAGTTAGTTATGCGCTTATAAACAGAGAGAATGAAAACGGATAATATACATAAAATCGATTGTACAACTATAACAATTTATAGAAATACAGAGACAGGTGAAACTTCTAAAGAAAAATTAGAAGGACCAAATATTGTTACAGATGTGACAGTGCAGGTATCACCAAAAGGTTTAGATGTGTTCCAGAAAGTTATGAATGAAAACAAGAAACCAAAACCCTAAAGGCGGAACCGAGTTACAACTTGGTTTTTTACATCAATACGTAGATAAAAATTTATTAGATCAAGTACAAATTTGTACTAGTGTACCTGGTAAAGTTCCTATTGATCCTAATAAACTTAATATACTTTGGCAAAAAAACTCTTACGATCAACCTAATTTATATCCGTGGTTTAAAGATAAAAATAATCATCACAAATATGATTGGTATGTTTTTAATTCTCATTGGAATTATGAAAAATTTAGAATGATGTTTGGCATTCCCACTGAAAAATGTGTGGTTATTAAAAATGGAGTTGAAAAAATAACACAATCTCCGCATTATGAAAAAGGTAAACCTATTAAAATAATTCATCAAAACACACCTTGGAGAGGACTTAGTATATTATTAGGTGCAATGCAGTTAGTTAAAAATCCATTAATTACATTAGATGTTTATTCTTCATGTGAAGTATATGGCAAAGACTTCATGGAAAAAAATGATCATAATTATAAAGCATTGTATGAACAAGCTAAATCTTTACCTAATGTAAATTATATTGGATATAAACCGAACGAATACATTAGAGAGCATTTACAAGATTATAATATGTATGTTTATCCTAGTATCTTTGAAGAAACATCTTGTATTTCTTTATTAGAAGCAATGTCTGCTGGTTTATATAGTATAGTAACTAATTATGGAGCCTTGTTTGAAACAGGAGCAGAGTTTCCAATGTATATTCCTTATGATAGTAACTACAAAGCTTTAGCTGAAAAATTTGCATATGGTATTGCTGCCGCTGCAGAAACTTTAGATAAACCTCAAATACACAGTCATTTAACTACTCAAGCTAGCTACACACAATTATACTACTCTTGGCCAAAGCAAGCCTCTGCGTGGACAACATTTTTAAAAGGAGCTCTTAATGCAAAAGCCAAATGAACCAATATGGTTTAATGTAGACAAAAATGAAACAGCCAATGATGATACTTATCAGACAATTAAAACTAACACAGTAGAAAATAAAATAACTGAAATTAATTTAAGTACATCACCTCACAAAATTATGGTGTGCACTCCCTGTCATAGTGATGTTAGTATGCACTATTGTCAAGCAGTGTTAAAATTTCAACAAGCTTGTTGGAAAGAAGGAATTTTATGTAGTTTTACTTTATTAAAATCATCATTAGTTACCCAAGGTAGAAATCTGTGTGTAGCAGAGTTTTTAAATCATAAGGACAATTACACTCATTTATTGTTTATAGACTCTGATATTGATTTTAGTCCAAAGTCTATTTTTAAAATGTTAGAGTTTGATAAAGATTTAATTAGTTTACCCTATCCAATGAAACTTTTAAGTTGGGATAAAATATGGCGAAGACTTAATACAAAAGAAGATGCAATTAAAAATGAAAAAGATTTAGCTACAGCAGGTTATACCTTTCCTGTAAAAGTAGAGGACCCTAATTCAATAACCGTGGACAAGGGATTAATGGAACTTACTCATGCTCCTACGGGCTGTATGTTGATTAAAAGAGAAGTAATTGAAAAGTTAATTAAACATCATCCAGAACTAGAGATATATCAACCTACCAATATTAATGGTAAAGAAGTTAAAAAAGATAACATGTATAACTTATTTGACACATTGCACGACCTTGAAACTAAAAGATATTTTGGTGAAGATTTTGGATTTTGTCAAAGATGGACAGATATAGGAGGCAAAGTATATGCCTATATAGATGATCCTATTACTCATGTGGGAGAATATTCCTACACAGGTAGATTTAGAGATGATTTATGGCAAGCAGGACGTCCTGTCAAATCTGTTGACGATAGCAAAAAAATCAAATAAAGTATCCTATTTACAGGATTTCTACGCCTGCTTAACAATATAAATATATTTAAACTATGGCGATATCTAGATCTTTAATGAACAGACAATTACAAGCAAATGGGGGCATTATGCAAGTTGCACCTAGAGAGAAATTTGGCCTAGGTAGTAAACTTAAAAAGTTTGTTAGAAAAATTATACCAAATGAAGTAGCAGATATAGCAGTCAAAGCTGCTCCTTTTGTTGCTCCTTTTAACCCGGCAGTTGCAGCAGCAATGTCAGGACTAGGTAGTTTTGATCAAACAGGTAGCATTGGAGACTCATTAAAAAGTGGAGCTTTGACTTACGGATTAGGTCAAGGTGCTAGATATTTAGGTGGAGCAGGTTTTCAAGGTAATCCTTTTGCTGCAGATGGCGGAGCTTTTAGAGGTGGCCTTGAGGGATTTAAAAGCGGATTTAGTTCACCATTAGGAAATCAAACAGGATTTAAATTAGGTAAACCTGTCGAAGCAGTTGAAGGTGTAGGTATAGATACTAGCGTGCCTTTAAAAAAACCTAATGTGTTAGCAGAACAAATGAGTGAAGTATCTTTGTCACCTAATAATTTAGCAGAACAAATGAGTGAAGTATCTTTATCTCCTAGTGGATCTGTAGTTAATACAGTAGTAGACAAATCTATAGTAACTAAAAACGATCCTGGATTTTTAAAAAATTTATTTGATGGAGTCAGTAATCAAGACTACGGTAAGATTGCTAAAACAATTGGAGATGGAGCTAAAAAATTTGGTAAGGCTATGTTTACAAATAAAGATGGTTCTATTGACAAAGCAGCAGTAATGGGAGCAATAGCCTTTGCTGGATCATATGCAGAAGCCAGAGCATTAGCCGCTGAAACGGGCTTAGATGATGATTTAACTGAAGAAGAATATAATGAAGCACTTAGAGAAGAAAAAAAAGAAGAGTACGCAGGTTACTTAACTAACTTCTTTGGTGGTGTAAAAGATGGTGGCAGAATAGGATTTGAGTCTGGTGCTAATGAAATGATAAAAACACAATTACTAGAAGATATTATGCCTAATACAGATACTACTACTGAAGACTATATAGTTATTTTGACTAAAGACGGACCGAAAGTAGTTTTAAGATCTCAGGCACCTTCTGAGTCTATGTTGATGGATACTACTACCAGTGTATTTGGAGATGCAGGTAGAGGAAGAAGAGTTCCACCAGAACTTAGAGCGGACGGCGGAAGAATAGGATTTAAGTTTGGTACTAAACCAGAAGAAGCAGAAATAGGTATTATGTCAATCGACGTTGAAGCAGGTGATGACGACGATATGGAAGATATGAATATGGCTGCAGGTATTAATTTTAGCAGACAAGAAAAATCATATTTATTTAGAAGACTAGGTGGATCAGGTGGATCAGATAGATCTTACACTATGCCTAACCTATACAGAATATTAAATAACCCTGGTAGATATCCAGAAGATGCAGCAATATTAAAAGAGATTGCTATTATGGGATTAGGAGAAAATAAAGCTGACGGTGGAAGAATAGGGTTTAATGATGGATCTTCAACAGGCAATTTTGGTGCAGATCGATATGCTTCTGAATTAGTAGAAGCATATGAAAGTCTGTTAAATAAAGGAGATCTATTTTTAACAGATGTAGAACAAGAATTACTAGAAAAAGGAGAATATCCATCACCTGATAAAATGAAAGAATTTATAACAAGATATGAAAATTTAGAAAAAGAATACAAACAAGGAGAAAATAAATTTGACAATATAGATCTTCAAGACTCTTTGTTCGATAAAGATGCTTTAAAATATTACAATAAAAAAATTAAAGATCTTGAAAATAGAGAAGAAAGATTAATGGATAAAGAAGAAAAAATAAATGAAGTAATGTACACTGATTTAGATGTTAGTAATATTTTAAGAACCCCTGAGTTTCAAGAATGGTATAGCTTATGGAAAGCAAAGGATCCAAAAGCTGATGATTTACCTAATGCAGAATATTTTGAAAATATGATGTTTGATACAAAAAGATTAAGACCCGATGTGATGAAAACAAAATTTGACTTCGAAATGAAAGCCAAAGGCGGGAGAATAGGTTACAAAGGCGGTGCTAACAGAGTATCTGAATTATTAATTTTAAGAGATGGTATATTAGCAAAAGATGCTAACGCAGATGTATCTGATATTGAGGCAGAAATATTTCAACTAACAGGTAAGGTATTTAAATCAATAGGTGGTATAGGAGACATACCTACAGGAAAATTAAAACAAAACAGTGCTGGAGTAATTGAAAGAGATTATAGAGATGAAGGTGGTTTTGTGCCAGTAGGTGTTAAAGAACGAGCTGATGATGTACCTGCTATGTTATCTAAAAACGAATTTGTAATGACTGCTGATGCTGTTAGAGGTATAGGTGGTGGAGACGTTGAAAAAGGATCTAAAAAATTATACAACACAATGAAACAAGCAGAAAAAGTAGGTAAAGCATAATGGCTACAGATTATACACAAACAACAAGACGAGCTCCTTTTATAGAAGCCGCTCAAGAAAATTATATTGATTTATTAACGCAACAAGTTGGTAGAGCTCCAGGCTCTACAATTACAGATGCTGACGGTAATGTTATAGGCACTGTACCAACGTTAGCACAACTTGGACCACAGGTTGCAGGTCAAAATGTT